CAATGCTCTTACAGACTTATTTGATGAACAAGACCAACCCATTAACCTATCAGCATTTAACTCACAAAACATTAAAATGAAACAAATCTTTTTTACTCCCGCTCAGTTAACACTGATGAATCTAACAGCAGATGCCGATGACAAAGCGGTAAGTACTGCTTTTGCAAACCTAGTCGCAACCGCAAGGAAAGCTGAAGGCTTGGAAACTGCGAATGCTGCTTTGAAAACAGAAAAAGAAACAGCGGTCAATGACCTCGCTGCTTTTAAAAAATCAACCGTTGAGAAGGATGTAAAAGACCTGGTTGCTGCCGCCGTGAACGTTAGCAAGAAAATAACCAAGGAAATGGGTGTGCAGTTGGAAAAGGATTATGCAGGCAAGCCTACAGAGCTGAAAAACCTTATTGATGCCATGCCTGCTTATTTGAGCATTGCTAAGCAAAGTCAACAAGCTCCAGAAGGTGGCACCTCTGAAAAGATTGCTAAAATGACCTACGATGAACTGGATAAAGGTGGTTTGCTGGAAGATTTGAAAGCTACAAACCTTGACCTGTTCAACCAGAAAGGTCGCGAGGCTTTTGGCAAGAGCTGGAAGGATAAAGAATAATTGCATGCCTCAGAAGGCATAGATAATAGTAACCCCATTTGTAAACACCGAATCGATATACATGAAAAAAGTAAATTTCTCCGCCCTGCTTTATAACGCGCTTATGGCCGTTTTAATTTCTGCCGCCTTCGGCTGGAATCCTATTGCCACCTTTATTGGCCTCACGTTGATTTCGTTTATCCCAATGCTCAAAGGCGCTGCCTTCATGGCATTGCAAAGGGAAATCTGGGAGAAGGATATCGTGGATAACCTTTATAAGGACAATCAGTTTGCACTCCGTGCATTTAATGCTGATTCATTTGTTATACAGGGTAAAATAGTACACATACCGGTAGCTGGACTGCCGACCGTTATTAAAAAGAACCTGACTTCATTTCCACAGATTGCAGTAAACAGAGCAGATTCTGAGTTGCTATATTCTCTGGATACCTATTACGCACTGCCTCGTCAGATTCAGGACATAGAAAAGTTTGAGCTTTCCTATGACAAACGCCAATCAGTCGTTGGCGAGGATCAGAAAAAGCTTATCCAGGAGGCAATGAACGGATTGCTGTATCGTTGGGCACCACGCTCAACTGTGAATGCAGATATCGCAGCAGCACAAGCCGCCCAGGTGTTGTTAACTGATGGCCCTGCAACTGCTATTGACCTTATTGATGGTGTTGCAACCGGAAGCCGTACCACTTTTACTAAGAACTCCTTTAAGGCCGTTGCTAAGAAATATGCAACTACAGATAACCAGTCTCGTCTGACTGCCTTGTTAACTGCCTTCCATTACCACCAGTTTTTTGAATCATTGAGCGATGCTGAAAAGACAAACTTCAATAACGTAGCAGATTTGAAAAATGGTATCATTGGCCGCTACATGGGTATTGACGTATTGATGCGTTCTTCTGTATTGCGCTATCGTGGAGCTGATGTTACCACCGTACAGTGTGTGGATGAACAAGACCCTGCTTATGCTGCTGACCCCAGTGACCGTGCAGCTTCCCTGTTCTATAGTGATAATTCTGTAGAGCGTGCAAAAGGTGAAGTAAGTGTATTTGATAACCCTGGCCAGGCTCTGTACTATGGTGATGTGTTTTCCGCATATATCCGCTTAGGTGGCCGTACTCGCCGTGCAAATGGCGTATACGCTGTTGTTGAGGACATCGCAGCCTAACAATTGATTTCACTGATAAACTGTTAGTGAGCCGAATAGGTTAGGTATTCGGCTCACTTCCCCCAAATCATTCATCTTTTTAAAACAAAAATTACATGAAAAGAATGCTATTGCTGCTTACCATGGTTGTAGGCATGTTCGCGGTCTCCAATGCGCAGACCACCAGTAAGAGAATCCAACCGGATACCTCTATCAATGCAACCGGAACCACTATTACTTTCCAGAATATGGCCAGCAAGCTGGTAAGTATTCAGTCTACTGTTGTTTTGATTAGCGGTACTGGCGCAGGTAAAGTATATATGGAAGGCACCGTGGATGGTAACTGGATTACCCAGGACAGCCTTGTACTCGCCAACCAGGCCATTAACACAAAGTTGTTTCCAATCTCACGCACAAGCTTTCTTTCATACCGATTAAGATATGTTCCAACCGGTACCCAAACCAGCAGAATGACTGGAACTTTCTGTCGAAGGACAGACGAATAATAAAATGGGTTTAGCGGATAATCGAACCATAAACTTTTCGGATTATGACTATTAGCGAACGCAGTATACAAATCGCCATCTCACAGATTGGTGTACAAGAAGTTCCCATTGGCAGCAATGGAGGCCCAGAGGTTACCCAATACCTAAACAGTGTAGGGTTGGGAGCCGGTTACCCATGGTGCATGGCATTTGTATACTGGTGCGTTAATAAAGCCTGCACAGAATTGAATCTTCCCAATCCACTTGTCAAAACAGCAGGCGTACTGAATCAGTGGAATAAAACAACACTTCGCAAGCTTCCAAGAACAGCATCGAACATTAAACCAGGTGATATTGGAATCATTGCCCATTCAAATGGCCTTGCCCATGCGGTTATGGTTGAGAGCATCTCCGGTGGTCTTGTTCGGACTGTAGAAGGAAACTCCAATACGAATGGTAGTAGAGAAGGATATGAGGTAGAACCTAGACAAAGGTCTATTACTGAATTTATCGGATTTATTTCATTACCATAAAATCAATTGTCATGGAACAAAAAATTATTGAGTTTTTTAATACTCACCCGGATGCCACTGAAGTTCATAGCGCTCTTGGCGTTCTTTTTACAGACAAAGAAAAAGCTGAAGCCTATCTCGGTGGTGTGCCTCATGGAAAAGTTGAGACCATAACCAGAGAGCAGAGTGAAGCAGCTCCAGTTATAGATATTGCTACTGACCCTAATCTGCCTGGCAAAGGCGTTGATGAAACCAAAGCGTCAGAAAAGGACCAGGAAGCAAAGGCCGTTGCTGATGCATTAGCTGCTAAGGCAGACCGAGAATCAAAGGAAACGAAAGGCAAAGAGCCTTTAACTCCTGAAGAGCTGGAGCAAGAAAATGCCAAGATGTTACAAGGTGGAACCGCTAAGGCAGACACCAATAAAAAATAAAAACCCCGCCAAAGTAGACACCCGTGGCCTCCAGCAATGGAGGCCACTATTTAAAAAAAGTCAAATTTCAAGAACATGTATCTGCCACGCGTAAGTGTACTTTATTCAAACGGTAATTTATTGAAGGATATCCAGTCTATTGACGGAATCGCCGGTATTGCCGTTACCGTAAATACAGTTGGGTTAATTGGTAAGAGTTTACAAGTATTTAACCTGGCGGATGCAGAAGCGCAAGGGATAACTCTCATAGATGAACCATTTGCCCACAGACAGGTAAGTGAATTTTATGATGAGGTTGGTGGTAACCAGGAGTTCTGGATTTATGGCACAGCCGAAACAATGACTATGGCCGGTGCCCTTGATGTAAATGACATTACAAGCGCTCAAAATCTTACTCGTGTTGCGCAAGGAAAAATAAGACTCCTAGGTGTATGCCGTAAACCAGACGCGGGTTACAATGCAGGTAATGCATTCTTTGATGCAGATGTATCCGCAGCTTTAATTAAGGCAAATACATTTGGTTTGGCGCGCCTTGCTGAATTAATACCCGTAAGGATATTAGTTGAAGGCCGCGTAAATGATGATAGTAGTTTAGACCGTTTCAGACCAAGTACTGCCTCTGTTGGTTTTGGTGGTGTTGTATGTGGTGGTAGTGCGAATGATGGCAGTGCAAGCGTAGGAACGGCTCTCGGACGTGCTGTGAAATATGCAGCCAACATAAAAATTGGAAAAGTTGCCAATGGCCCTCTGGCTATTGCTCAAATATATATCGGAACCAAACTTCTAAAGGATGTTCTGATACTGGATGACCTGCATGGTAGTGGTGTCATTTCTTTCATGAACCACCCGAACAAAGCCGGGTTCTTTTTTGGTATTGATAGAATGGCAAGCACAGATGATTACCGTCTATTGGCTTTTGGCCGCATAGTAGATAAGGCTGCTGTGATTTGCCAGGCTACTTATGTGGAGGAATTGGAAGGTGAAGTGGATGTTGATGCGAATGGCAACATTTCAGAAACTGACATAAAACACCTGGAATCCACTTTGAGCAATCAAATTAGTTCATTAATGGGTAATCAAATTAGTGGCTTGAGTTTGTATATCAACCCCGCCCAGCAAATTATACCAGGAAGCACACTAGCAGTTACGCTGAGGTTAAGACCTAACGGTTACAAATCATTCATAAACGTAGACCTGGGCTTAATGTCCTAAGGCTGCATAAATAGTTAAATATGTCTTTTAAATCTGAAGAATGCGCTTGGTCGCAAACAAGTTTGAAGATTCTTGGCCGTACTGTAGTTGGAATCATTGGGTGGGAATTTGATATTGATATAGAAAAGGAGCATTTGTATGCTGCCGGTTCCAAGCCGATTGATATACAGGATGGAAATGAAAAGCCGACCGGGTCTGTTAAAGTGCTAAAATTTGAATTAGACCTTCTAAATGATGCAGCACAGGCGGTGGGTTATGCCCATATCGGTTTGGTTCCTAAGGATGCCACTGTAATTACCTGTACGTTTAAAAAAACTCCGGCAAGTCAGATGCGTGTTATTACGGCTCTCGGCGTTGCCTTTACTAAGATAAATATGGGAATGGAACAGAATGCGAAATCCATGCCTGTAACATTGCCATTCTTGGCCATGGATATCGCGGTAGCTTAATCTCTTTTTGTTCATAAATAAAACCAACCTAATGATAGTTACAAATGCGAACAAAAGTTCATTAAAAGCCATTCGGGCTAAAGAGCGTGCTGAAAGGGAACAAAAGCAACGTGCAGAATGCGAAGCCATAGCCGTAGAAAGATTTGGTGAACAAAAGATTAAGGAATGGAGCAATTCCCATAAGGGACTATGGTATTTGCCGGTATATGATGAGGAGGGTGAGATTATTGAGAAGCTGGCCATTATGAAGCCGATTGATAGGCATATCCTTTCTTATGCATCAACAAAGATTTCAGACGAAGGATTATATATTTTCCTTGAAGCGTGTATGAATGAGTGCTTTGTTGAAGGTGACCGTGAGGTAATTGACGATGATATATACTTCCTGCCTGCATCGTCTGCATTCAATAAAATAATAGATGGCCGTAAAGCTGCCATGCTAAAAAGATAAAAGAAACATCGGATGCTGCTGATACCAGCAGCATCTATTTTTTAGAGAGGCTCCTGTATTATTATATGCCGAGGCTTGATGTTTCAAATCTCTCTGATGTGGAATTTATTTCAAATGTAGCTCACCTGCTTGTTATTCGGAAAATGGAGAATTCGGACACAATGCTTAAAGGTTTAAATAAAATACTCAATGGATAATAATGTTATAGAGTTTTTTGTAAAAATGAAAGATATGATGTCTTCAGGCTTGGTAAAACTTGGCCAGAACGCAAATACTACTTTTCGTAATATGACCTCTAACATTAAAGGTGCAGAAAAGGAATCAGATGTTTTGTCAAAAAGTGTATCAGAGCTACGGGGCCAATTAAAGGAAATCAATAAGGTAAGGTTTGGAACGGTTTTAAAAAGTGAATTCCAATCAGCTACCGCTCAGGCCAAAGCCCTCCAAAATCAAATTAAACAACTTAATGGAAGTGCGGCCAGGTCATCTGGTCGCGGTAGTATAGGCGGCTCGCTGGCAGGCATAGGAAGAATGCTAATGCCCTACATAGGAGCCACAGCCCTAGCTGGGTTTGGTTATAGCA